GTTTAAATGAAGTACACATTGCTTGTGAAATTGCCATTAAAGTCTCCTTATAATATCAGCCATATCTTTATGACCTTGTTTTTGTAATAATCCTGCTACAGTAGCTCTATCACTAGCTATAGCTTGTTTTAAATATAATAAAACAACTTGTGTCATACTATCTTTAAATGCTTGTGCTTGTGCTTTTACTTCAGGCTCTGCATTGTCGCTAATACTAATAAGTCTTTCTATTATTCTTTGAGTCCAATATTCTGGACTTAAACCTTTATTGTTAGTGGTTTTAACTGATATATCACCAACATTACTTGTTACATCTAAACTAAACATTATGACCTAGCTACTCTATATACTTCATCTCTATATTGGTCTCTAGTATTTTCTCCTTCTCCTAAAGTCTTTAATCTAGCTAAAGCTTGTTGATATCTATTATCATATACACCCATTAAATCAGGCTCCCCTTTCATATATACATATGCTTCTAATAAACATCCATATAATAAAGCATTTGTAGCATTTGTAGATAACCATGTAGTTCCTGAATCAGCACCAGCAGTTATAGATGCTGGTCTATAAAAGTAATGTAATTCTACTGTAAAAGATGCATTAGGTGTTGGTCCAACAATAAAAGTTGTATCATCAAATATTGCATAATGTTTTGGCACTCCTGTAGTATCTGGATTTGGATATGCTTCTCTAATAAAGTTTACATCTTTAAACATTAAAAATTCTTGATTACTTGAATTTGTTATAGACAAAGAAAAATTATCTAAAAAATCTGTTGGTGTTGATAAGTATTTATTACCTGATGCTAAATTACCTTCTACATTTTTTCTAAAATTAGGAAGTTTAATTGTTTTTAAAATTCTTTCTTCTGCTTGTTTTATTATAAAAGGTAAATCAGAAACAAAAGTTGATTCAGTATTTTCTAAATAATTCTGTATTAAACTTTTTAATTCACTATATGTCATATTAAGTTATAGAAACTTTTACAGTTCCAATTTCTCCTGTTATATCTAATCCTATTGTTGTTGAGCCTAATTGTGGATTACCACCACCAACAGGATTAAATGAACCTAGTATTCTTGAATTTGCTTCTCCTGTATCTACTCTTGGTTCATATAAAGATTGCACATCTAAAGTAGTAACAACATTAATGTCATACTGTGGATGGTCTGGGTCAAAACATTCTTCACAAACTTTTAAACCTGTATTAGTTTTATTTTGTATTTCATATCTAAGTTCTTTTAACTTATATGTAAAGCCACATCTATCGCATATACCTAATGCTTTTTTTCCAATTGCATACATTATGAATAAGAATTAAAAGGAACAAATCTTACAGATGCTCTTTCTCTATCAGCATCACTTACTTCATTCCATAGTTCTAAATATCTTTGTCTAATCATAGGTACTTTTGTTAAAGATTCTTCATGTTTACAAGCTATATTATAAGCTAATCCATATGTTAAACATGGTAAATACCTAGTTGGAACAGCAGCATTATTACTTGCTAATGTACCAGCATCTTCTATTTTTTTTATATATTCATATACTAAAGTATATGTTTCAGCAGAATCAGGTGTTGACCATAGTTTAATACTAGGATTTGCAACTCCTTTATCTAAATAAAATATTGTTGGTTTTGCTTCTGTTAATTTATTTGTTATATGAGAATACTCACTTACTGATATTCTTCTTAATGTTTGGTCTACTTGATTAGATGTATCTCCTGAATCAGTACGAATAAAAGCTTCTATTACTTCCATTACATCACTGCCAAGACTATATGTATTTGTTCCTGCTGTTAAAACTTGTGTACCTGTTTCAACAGTAAATAAATTTAAACCTTTGTTTTGCCATTCAAGAAATAATAAATCTAAACCTCTTTTAGCAGTTTTATAATCATATCCTGAACGCATTTCTAATCCACATAATTCATATGCTTCTTCAAGAATGTCTGATAAATCTAAATTAAAAGATGTTGTTCCACTTGTTGCCATTATTTTTTCCTAATTTTTTTTGTTCCACATGGAACTTTTTTCTTTTTTTTACCAGCAGACTTTATTTGTTTTTTCATGCTGGTTCGTGAAATAACCATTATCTACACTTCCATCTTCTACGAGCCTGTCTAATTCTTGAATTAGGGTCGTTTCTAGTTTTAGCTGAACTTCTTTTTAGTTGTCCTAAAGACCTAGCACAATAAGACTTTCTTCTTTTAGCAGCTTTACTACCTTTTTTAACTTTACCTGTTACAGCAGTTTTTAATTTACTTCCGGGATTTTTTTTTCTATAGGCTCTTACACCTTTAGCTGTCATACCAGCACCACTTTTTGTTGGGCGATAATTAGCACCCTTACCTTTAGTAGTTCTTCTTATAGGATTTTCTTTTTTTCTTGGCATAATCTTTATAAAATTGTTTTTCCCATATCTTATGTTTTTTCAAAGGTACTTTAAAGTATGGTATTAGTCTTGCACTCTTAACTATACACCAATTAATTAAACTCCAAAACATAGGTAATGGTCTCATATAATCTAAAAATAATACAACTCTATCATTGTCTGTCATATTGACTGCAAAATGTTCATATGTATCATCAAATACTACACATTTTCCTTCTTCCCATCTGTATTCTTTTTTATCACAAACTAAAACACAACCTTCTCCATCTTTAGGTATTATTAAACCTAAGTGTATTCTTATAACACCACACCAAGGACCTTCATGTGGCATGAGCATTTTATTTGGACCAAGAACTGAAAAGTATGCAGATACTATATTTCTATCTTTCTCTAGTATCTTCATTGTTTTAGGAAATTGTTTACAGTTTTTTTTAAATTCAACTGTAGCTGCTTTTAAGAAAAACATTTTCCATTTATCATCATTAGAAATATATATTTGGTCTGGACTTATCTCATGAAATAGAGCAAATTCATTTACTCTTTTCATCATTACATCTAATTCTTTTCTAATAATAGGAAAAGCTTCTTCTAAATCTTTAGTAATTGGAAATTGTTCTTTTTTGAAATAAGAACTATTACCTACTAATGAATTTTTTCTAAAAATGGGTCGCATATATTTTTCAATAAACCACCCATTTACTTCAACCATAAGTAATAACTATACTTTTCCGCCAGTTTTCTTTTTAACAACTTCGTTAAAAGTAGGAACAGTTTTACCTTTCATCATTCCTTTCATTTTTGATGAATACTTAGATGTTTTACCACCATTTTTCATCTTTGAGCTATATTTACTTTTTTTCATTTTTTACCTTTTTAGTTTTTTTAGCAGGTGCTTTTTTAGCAGGTGCTTTTTTAGCAGGTGCTTTTTTTGTTTTAGTTGTAGTTTTCTTTTGAGGTTGTAACTCTAAAAGCATTTTATCTGCTTCTGCTTCTTTCATAGGTCCAGCTATAAGTTCTTCACCTATTTTACCTTTCCATATTAAAAATGCAGGAGTTTCATTTCCATCATTAAAATAACCGTTTTCTTCTTTTATATACATAATATTAATAATGTTTAATTAATTCTAAGATAATACTATAAGTATCACCGTCAGAATGTCCAACAGTAGTAAATAGAACATCTCCATTTACACCACTACCGGCATTGTTAGGTATTCCTGAAAAACTAGAAAAATCCATTAAATCAGTAGTACCAGCTAATTCTAAAATGAAAGCATTTGTACTTGCGTTAAAATGCATTTGTACTTGCATTCCATCTATAGCATACCATATTTTATTAATAGTAACTTTAGAACAAGCTATTCCTGTAGCACTTGGTTTCAAACCTGAAACATCAACTTTAGTTACTGCGGATTCACCTGAACCATCACTAATATTTGTAAACTTAAGGACAGCAGTTCTACTGCCATCCTGTATTGTTTGTGAAGTAACTGCATCAGCCATAATTTACTCCTTATTAAGATTGGTCAGTAAATGCTGGAACATCTGCACCTTCTTGATTACCCCAGATGTACCAATTAGTACTATCTTTAGCTAATATATTAATTTCAAACAAACCAAAGTCTGTAAGAGTTAATATAGAGTTTGAGTTACCATCTGAATATACAGAAAGATTGTCTGCATTAGAATCTAAATGAACAATGCCGCCAATATAAAA